CACAGCAACTTGCAAATATGCTAAGTGCTAACAATGTAACAGCAGACAACGACATGTATTTTAGCAGTAGCGTAGACTTTGCAAGCGAAGAGGGCTTTGCAACAGACGACTGCGCACATGCAATTATTAATGACGCTGTAGCAATGCTGTAAAAAAATAAAAAAAATTGCATTTAGGGGTTGACATGTGTTAGCCCCTATGCTATATTATTAATATAACGTAACAGCAAACGGAGGGCAATATGTTTGCAGTAGTAGATTTCGACCGACAAAAAAGTTTCTTCTTCACCTGTTTCCAAACAGCATCCGACTTTATTACACAGTATCCAGTTATCCAAAATACTGTAGTAGTAGATTTGTCGGAACAGCGTCCGCAAGCAGAATTATTGTAAAAAGTTAAAAAAAATGGTTGACAATGTAGCGCACTTGTGCTACATTGTATATAACAGTTAAGCAACGGAGGGCATCCAATGATTAAGATCCATAACAGAGCGTACCGCAACAGTGAAGCACGTTACCTACAACTAGATGAAGTGAACATTGTAACACAGAAGATTGATTACAATGGTGCACCTTACATCCTGTTTGAGCACAAGGACTATCCGCTCGGTGCGTTGAGTGCTACATTTGATGGCACATATTGGGACTGTGATTTGGATTAATTAGGGGTTGACATCTGCGTGTGTTGACTGTATAGTATACATATAAACTTAAAAAGAGAGGGCAAAATGAAACAAGCAATCGGGTTTACACTAATAGTAGTAGGAATGATGGTAGCGGCTGGTTCAGCAGGCGACTGTGATGGCAAGTGCATGGAATACGCAAATGATCTGGGCACTATGTTGATGGTAGCAGGCGCAGGCTTGTTTGCAATGATCGTAGGCGTTTTGGCTGTATTCAGTGCAGACAGAGGTTGACAACTGCTACTAGTGATCATATAATAAACACATAAATTAATAAACGAGGGCAATATGCAAAACATTACAATCAAAGAAGGCACATACAAGATTAGAGGCAAAGACGTAGATCTATCAGGGCTAACGTTTCCTCTAGTAGAAGAGTTCAAAGTAGGCGCACGAGGCGGCTACGTAACTGTAGATGGTAGTGCTGTAGCAGGCTTCCCAGATCGTAACATCAAGATCATGTGCGACGGTCCGGATGCATACAGCAAAGCAGGCAACCGTGCAGTAAAAGCAGTTGAAGAGACTGACGATGAAGTTATTGATCGTATCCGTGAACGGTTTGACATGTTACGTGATATGACCAAAGCAGTTAAGAAAGGCGCGGTACGAGCAATGATCGTATCAGGACCTCCGGGAGTAGGTAAGTCACACGGTGTAGAAGAAGTACTTGCTCGCTATGAAACTATGGAGAGCCTAGGCGCTGGTAAGAAGTTTGAAGTTGTCAAAGGTGCTATGTCGCCAATCGGACTGTACGTAAAGCTATTCAACTTCAAAGACAAGGACAACGTTATTGTGTTCGATGACTGTGATGCAGTATTCGAAGAGCCGCTTGCACTTAATATTTTAAAGGCAGCACTTGACTCCAAGAAGAAGCGTACCATTCACTGGAACACTGACAGTTTCAAGTTGCGTAATGAAGGCGTACCTGATGCGTTTGAGTTTCAAGGTTCAGCAATCTTTATTACCAACCTGGACTTCCGAGATGTGAAGTCGAAGAAGATTCGTTCGCACTTGGAAGCACTAGAATCTAGATGCCATTACATGGATCTAACCATCAAGACCGAGCGTGAGAAAATGCTCAGAATTGAACAAGTGATCCGTGATGGAATGCTAGATACTTATAAGTTGTCAGACGAGATCAAAGATGAAATCATTGACTTCGTTGACATCAATAAGAAGCGACTACGTGAACTATCCCTAAGGACAGTACTTAAGGTCGCCGACTTAGCTGTAGCATTTCCAGACAAATGGGAAGCTATGGCAGAAAATACTGTGATGACTCGCTAATGCCCTCAGCGAATCACAGTTGTAAAGTGTTACGCAGGCACCCCTCTTAGCCCTCAATGATCTGCGAACACATGTGCCCGGGTTGACCTACTTGCCCTCATATATAGGTCCCCGGGCTTTTTTTTGAAAAAAAATTCCAAAAAAGGTTGACACACACCCCAGTTGATCATATACTATATGTATAGTTAAACAAAAGAGGGCACACACAATGGCACAAGCAATCGTAATTCACGGCGCATTTGAAGACACTCCCCGCACTGTAGCGATGGTAGAGGTTGGAGAGCGCACAGGCTCAGACGCACTTGAGTACGCATACTTCCGCACACAGAACCTACACGGTAGTTGGAGCAAAGGTCCTACTATTGAATGGGATGGCGAAACACACGACAACGGTGACTATTCCGAAGACATCACAGTGATGGCCGCACTTGAAACAGTAGACGGCAAAACATACGGTCTACGAAGCACAAGCGTAGGAGATCACATCCTGTTTGGTACTACAAAATATGTAGTAGATAGTTTCGGATTTAGTGAATTAGAGGTTGACACTGTAGCACAGTGAGCATATAATATTAGTACAAGTTAACAAAAGCGAGAGGGCTAAAACATGAACATGATGGACATTCACACTGAAGCAACACAGGCAGCCAAGCAAGCAGTAGCAGACTACTTGGCAGACTGGGAAGCCAAGACTGGCGGCAACGAGTATGGTGAGCCAATGTACTGCGGCTTTGCTTGGGTAGATGTAAGCGTAACACGCACCAACAGTAAAGAAGCTAAGGCACTAGAGAGCGTAGGCTTCCGTCCTAGCTGGCGTCCTAAGCAGATGCAGTTATGGGATCCTGCACAGCATAGAGGACAGAGCATGGACTGCAAAGAAGCGGGTGCTAGGGCATATGCTGAAGTGCTACAGAAGCATGGCTTTAAGGCTTACATGGGAAGTAGAGCAGACTAATAAGGAACACACTTGAGGAACATTGTCCCGGCACCGTCCGGGACTTTTTTTTGAAAAAAATTTTCATCGGTCGGTCGGCAAATAAAAAATATTTTCGAGGGGGGTCGGGGCTATAACTAGCTGATTTTATTGACAAAATTTTGGCGCAAGCTCTCTTTCTTTTTCCTTTTTCACTGTTTAAAAAATGGGGTGAGTTAGAATCACCAGGCCGAATCTATAAGTACTTCCCTAGAATTTTTTGCGCGGCAATTTTTTTTGGCTGTAGACCCCATTTGGGATAAACACTATATGCGAACATGCGTAGTAACACGTAAACAAGGTAGACCTCAACAGTACACAGTGTATGATGCACAAGGACGAGTTGTTATTATTACTACTAACAAACACATAGCGAAGCGACTCACACACGAGTAATGCGAGTGTGTATGTACGCAGTACATCTACGTGTACTTCTAACGGTTCCTCTACACTATGACGCACGATAGTTACGGCATAAGTAATAGTATGTGCGTAGTGTGTATCACTGATTGAACACATGTCAAATCAAAGCCAAACGTGCTATATTATTAATAGCAGTCAAGCTGAACACACTACGCACTACCAATTGGACACAGTGTGTATGTATGAAATCAAGCTAGTATACGATCCAGAACCAAAAACACTAACACTCAAAGAAAGCGTAACATATTGTGCTACTATAGAATTGTTTCTGCGAGGTATACACACATATCAAGCAAGCGCAACTCGCATAGGGTTTGAGTCAGATCGAGATCGTACACTAGGCATGCTAATACTAAGTTCTAGCACATCATTTAGGTGTGTGTGCTTGTAAAAGACTCATCTTTTACGTAATCAGTGTTTAAGGGGCATTACAGTGCGTTGTTTTCAGTCTGTCGTTATGGTTGGCATCAAACTACTTGTATACACTGGTTCTAGTATGTTGATATTCCCTACAGAAAATTTGCGTTGCAAACGCTTCGCGCTCTAGAAAAATCTGCTTACCGCTGTGCGGCTTTTTTGGCGCAGGACCGCTTCGCGGCTTGGGCTCACACGGTGTGTGTAAATACTGTATGAACGTTGGTTACAGACCCGCATATGATCAATCACGATCAGAGTATCCGCACAACACTAGACAACATCGTGCTGTGATAGATCCTCAGCCGGGCTATTGGAGAGACTGCTCAGACAGAGACACCGGAGTTGCTAGAGAGAGTGAGCTAGACTGGAGCACCATACTCTATGTTGACTTTAAGATAGGTCCTGAAAGTTTTGACTGCGAAAGACAATGGCAAGACCTCTACACATGGATGGCCATTCCCAGTGAATACAAAATACTGCATTGGGTCAATGACGGACTTGTTAGAGCGGACCATCCTGAAATCATAGGTAGACTGAGTACACTGCCCGTTGAAGGTGAGTTTTATTTGGATCTAGTAAGCAGAGTGTATCCCCAGGATAACGCAGAAATGATTAGAGCCAGACTACTAGCGGCTACTCCCAGCAGAACTCTACTACAAGGTCTTGACTACCGCACTGTTGATAGAACCTCAGGTTGGTGCAGTCATGATCAAATTGTTCATCCGCATGGCATGAGAAGAATACACTATCAGTACGATTGATCCTGCGTTTTCCAAGTTTTCCAAGTCCATAGTCTAGCATCCGAACACTGTATGTAATCTGAATTGTTTTGATGTCGTATCTGACCTTGTCCGCTTACTATGTCTCCATCTCTATAAGCAAAAGGTCGTGCAACTGTGATGTCTATGTATTCGCCATAGCCTACACCTAGTGTGAGAAATGTTACCCAACGATTGTGCTTGCCGCGAAACACTCTACCGTTGGCAATAACGCCTGCAAATTCTACACGCTCTAACCAAAGCTGACGCACTCCCATGTTTTGAGGGAATCCCTGTTGCCACCAGCCTGGTTTACACTCTATTCCTTGACGATGCGCTTCGCATTGATATACCCACGGTTTGTAGCTGCCTTGGCAGTGCTTGAGATTGGCACGCCAGAATGCTTCCGGATTGTGCGCCTTTTGATATGCGAGTGCCCAGATGAGTCGTCCGAGATTAACAGCGTGAGCCCGGCAAAGTCCGAATCCACTAAGTTCTTGAAGGGCTGCCATTGCTTCAGCCTTTCTTGGGTTGTTGCCCAAACGTTCCACAAATTCAAGTATTTTTTCATCATTCTTTTTAGCAAATGCTCTCCTATACATGTCTGCTTCGTACATGTCTACGCCTATGATGTTACTTATGATATCAATAGCGTCATCCTCGAAGACTATGGAATCTTGTACAACTTCCTGTGACCAGTCTTGAAACATGGCCGCTTTTTGTCTGCCGCTCATTGCTACTGGTCGTATCATTGCTGTTGCAAACACACAGTCGTACACACTTGTAGGCTGTATAGCTCTAAATAATCTGCGCATAGCAGGGCTTTCTCCTTGTGTGACGCCTAGTACATCGCCTCGAGCTAATAACGCCGCTGTACGGTCGTCATACGCAGGATAATCCGCCAATGCAGTGTCAGGATCTATGTCCATGAGCTGTGATAGTCCACGGTTTGCTAGTATGTCTACCTTGAGGTGTTCAAGGTCCTCTACTTCGTGTTTGTCTAGTAGTATTTGGTTGTCTTGTGATATTAGTGATTTTGGTAATTGCCTTGTGAACATTACGATGCCTCCACAGTGTTTTGATATTGCTCGCTTCTTGCCTATGAGTTTGCGTTCTATGCGTTTGGCTTCTTTTGCGTCAACGCCTATGCTTTCATAAGTAAAGTTGCGAGGAAGATTACCTGTGACACCGAGTCGCTTGGCAGCTTCTCGTCTTGCGCTTTTTTCTTTGTAGGTTACGTAGTTGCTCAGCCGAGCAGTCTTACCAGGCCATTTGCGGAATATCCTTTCCATGACTTCCGTCTGTCGATGATGTTCAAAGTCTATGTCCACGTCTGGCAGGTCGTCCCTCAAAGGGTTCATGAACCGTGCCACAGGTATGTTCCATTTGATTGGGTCTACATCTGTAATACCCAATAGATAGCACACAAGTGAACTGCCTGCAGACCCTCTTGTCATATGAGTAAAGTCTGTAGTTAGGTCAATGATATCACAAATTTGAAGGAAGTAATCAGTGAAACGTTGAGAGAGAATGAGCTCAAATTCTTCAGCTAAACGAGTTTGATAATCGTCTCCGGATGGGATAGGCCTTTTAAATCTATCTAATAGCCTCTGTATGTTTTCTAAATCTGTTGCCATTGTTAGCCTCTTGTTGTCTTGTTATGCCTAATGCACTACATTGTGCAAGAGTATTTATAAAAGACAAAAACACCGGTGTATTAAAAGAGGCGATTTTTATTCGCCGAGATTGTTCAAGAAATCTCTTAGTTTAGTTGAGTCTGTTTGAGCTCGGATCTTACCTACTGTATCTCCTTCAGTAGGATCTTCTCTAGGAGTATCTTCGGTTGTAGGAGTTGAGCCTCCTCTTTTGAGCTGATCGTAAATAGTTGATTTACGTTTGTCAAATTCTTTGTATTCGTCCTCATCACCTAAGTCACGTATACGCAAACTGTCTACATCAAACTCTAGGTCTATCTTTTGTCCTACACCTGAACTTGAACGTGTTTTCATTAACTGTATCTGATAACGTCCTCGCTCTCTCATAGCACGTGACGTAAAAATACCAATAAGGTTATCAGCAGTATTAATTTTACTAATACCCCCAGAAATATGAGAGTGATCGAATTCAATTTCTTCAACGCTACTCCTGTTTAACTGTGATGCCGTTACAAAAATACAATTAAGTTCCATTGCTAAGTTACGCAATTCTTCTGATACATACTTGTCTTTAACAAACAAGTTTTCTGCTGAAATCTTTTGTCCTATTGGTGACATCAAATCCAAATAGTCTACAAGTACAACATCAACTTTACGACCTGTCTTGATTTCATATTCTTTGATATATGCACGTAAGTCATTTGCATTTTTACCTGTTGGCATATATTTAACTTGGAATGCGCCTGACTTCTTACCGATCAACTTAACTTTCATTTCAACATCTTCGATACTCTTGAAAATATCTCTACTCGGAATGTCAGTAGTCATTGAATCAAGACGCATACTAACTAAGTTCTCTGAAAGTTCGAACGTTAGATAAAGTACATTCATACCTGCTTCGCACCAGTTCACACCCATGTTTGCTAAGAACAAACTCTTACCCGAACCTGAACCGCCTGCAAAGATATTAAGCTCGCCTCTGTTGAATCCGCCAAACAGTTTCTTATCCAAGCTGGGCCAGCCTGTGCTTACTTGTCCATTCTTGTCTTTGATTGCTTCTAGTCGTGCTCTTGGATCTGCAAAGTAGTCGGTGCCTAGATCTTTTTGCAAGCCAATCTGTACTGCTTTCTTAACCAAATCCTCAACCGGGCCATACTCCCCTTTTTCCAACAGATCTGCGCTAGTAAGGATGGCCGCTTCCAAAGCCTTGTGTCTGGAGAATGTTTCAAACTCCTGAAGTA